TGGCAGGTTGACGCAAGCAAGCCGCTGAGGGCTACGCTTTTTGAAGAGGACGGATTTACTGAGTACATAAAGCGCAAGGGCGAAGATATGACGATTTTGCAGGACAAGCGGGATTATGTGCAGATCGTTGAGCGCTCAGAAGTGTCCGGGACAACGATTTACAACGGCGGCAATTATCCCGGCTTCCCGGTGATCCCTTTGTACAACGTCAATAAGCAGTCTGAGCTTGTCGGCAATCAGGAAACGCTTGATGCTTATGACCTGATGGCATCGGCGCTTGTCAATAACGTGGATGATGGGAACCTGATTTACTGGGTGCTGAAGAACTGCGGCGGGATGGACGATATTGACGACGTGAAATTTGTGGAACGGCTGAAAACCCTGCATGTAGCCCACGCAGACGGAGATGATGGATCGAGCATTGAGGCGCACACGATCGAGGCCCCGTTCACGGCAAATGAGACGGCGCTTGAACGTTTGAGAAGTCAGCTGTTTGATGATTTTATGGCGCTTGATGTTAAGGAAATCGCAGGAGGCGCGACAACGGCAACGCAGATTGAGGCGGCATACGAACCGCTGAACGCGAAGGCCGATTTGTTTGAGTATCAGGTCACGGAGTTTATAGACCAACTGCTTTCCTTGCTTGGCATTGATGACGAGCCGACTTATACGCGCAGTATGATCGTAAATCAGCAGGAGACCATACAAAACGTACTTAGTGCGGCAACTTATCTTTCTGAGGAATATGTGACGAAGAAGATTCTCGAAGTGCTTGGCGATGCCGATAAGGTAGAAGATGTTATGGCACAGAAGGTCGATGAAGATATGGGCAAGTATGAAGTGGAGGAAACGCTGAATGGTGGACAGAGCGCACAGCCTGACGGACAAGAAGCTGGAGGAAATGGAGAAGCACCTGTCGGAAATCTACAGCAGATCGCAGAAGGAGCTTGAAAAGAAGACAAAGAAGTTTTGGGATGACTTTGAGCGGAAGGACAAAGCGAAGAAAAAGAAGCTTGATGCCGGGGAAATAACTGAAACCGATTATAAAAAATGGCGGCAAGACCAGTTGATGAACGGGAAGCACTGGGATGAAATGACAAAGGCTGTTGCGGAGGAAATGGTAAATGCCGATAAAACAGCGGCGGCTTATGTAAACGGAAAACTCCCTGAGATTTATTCGCTAAACTACAATGCGCTTGCAGATCAGACAGCCGGGATAAAAGGCTATTCGTTTGAGCTTGTCAATGCGGATGCTGTGAAACATCTTGCGACAACGGATAAGAGCCTCCTGCCGTATAAAAAGGTCAATGGCGAGAATGTTGTGCGATGGAACACGCAGAAAGTCAATTCCGAAGTCCTGCAGGGAATCATTCAGGGCGAAAGCGTGCAGAAGATCGCAAAACGGCTTGAAAATGTTGTCGGGATGGAGAAGAATAGCGCAATAAGAAATGCGAGGACAACGACAACAGGAGCGGAAAACAAGGGGAGGCTGGACAGCTACGAAAGAGCGCAAAAAGATGGGATTATACTCAAAAAAAGATGGATAGCAACGCACGACCATAAAACGCGGGACTGGCACAGAGAACTTGACAACGTAGAAAAAGATGTGGACGAATATTTTGAAAACAATGTTCCCGGAGTTAATGGACTTGATAAAATTATGTACCCCGGCGATCCTAAAGCTCATCCTGCAAATGTGTATAACTGCCGTTGCGCTATGGTAGCTGAGATAAAGGGTTTTATTCGTAGGTAAATTATGGCTAATGTAAATATATCTGTAAAATCAAACGCAGACCTTTTCAAGAACGCGCTTCCGGTGCAGATCGGACAGGCGCTTGAAGCAATCGGGCTTACTGCGGAAAAGCACGCCGTGGAGGAAATCAGTAAAGTTGTTTACGATGTTCCTCCGAGAGAGGGCTCAACATATGTCAGAACCGGGCGGCTGAGAAACAGTATTTCCCACGCGAGAGACGATACCTCTGCATACGTAGGAACAAACGTTGAATATGCGGCATATGTTGAGCTTGGAACGTCTAAAATGACGCCGAGGCCGTATTTAAGGCCAGCGGCGCAGAATTATGCTGATGAATACAAAGAGATAGTAAAAACCGCGCTGAAGAACGGGTGAAAATTATTGACAACAGTGCAGTTATGGTGTATTCTGCAGGTGGAATCAAATCACGAAGAAACGTGACCGAAGAAAAGGAGATTTTATATGGCACTTACGAGGAAGATGCTCGAAGCGCTCAATGTCGAAGAAAAGGCTATTGAGCAGATTATCGAAGCACACGCAGAAACGGTCAACGGGCTGAAGGACAAGCTGAACGACCTGAAGGAAAAAGCTGAGAAATACGAAGAAGCTCAGAAGGAGCTTGAATCCCTGCAGAAGGGCGATTACAAGGCGAAGTACGACAAAGAACACAAAGACTTTGAGGACTTCAAGAAATCAGTAACCGAAAAGGAGACCAAAGCCGCGAAAGAATCAGCGGTCAAGGCGTATTTCGAAAGCAAGAACATTACCGGAAAGAACCTTGAAATTGCTCTGCGAGGATCGCGTGACGAAGCGGACGCGATTGAGCTTGTAGACGGAAAGATCAAGGACACGAAGGCTCTTGACGCACTCGTGAGTGGAACATTTGCTGGCCTTGTAGTATCCCAGCAGAAACAGGGCGCAAGCCCGGTCACTCCGCCCAGCGGCGGACAGCCCTCCACTCTGACGAAAGCCGACATCATGAAGATCAAAGACACGGGTGAACGTCAGAAAGCGTGGGCGAAATATCTCACACAAGGAAAGGAAAATTGAAATGCCTGCAACTAATGTTGAAACTTTAACTAACCCTCGTGACTCTCTGCCGAACGTTTACACTAACGTAACGGCTCGTGAAATGGACTTCGTGTCCAGATTCGGTGATAACTGGAATGCTCTCCGCGATATTCTTGGCGTTATGCGCCCTATTCGCAAAGCGCCCGGCACTCAGCTTGTGACTTATACTGCAAGTGTTGCTCTGGAAAGCGGTAATGTAGGACCGGGGCGCGTAATCCCTTACAGCAAATCCACTGTTGTGGAAGCCGCAAAAGGTGACCTGACTATTGAGAAGTATGCCAAGGCTGTTCCGATTGAGGATGTTAACGCTTATGGCGCGGCTGTTGCTGTTGAGAAGAGCGATGATGCGTTCCTTACTCAGCTTCAGAACGTTGTCCTCGGCAGATTCTACACGTTCCTCAATACTGGTACTCTGACTCCCGCGCAGGGCGTGACCGTTGGCGATTGGCAGGACGCTCTCGCAAAGGCGCAGGGCCTTGTCCTTAACAAGTTCGCCGATATGCAGAAGGACGTTACATCTGTTGTTGGATTTGCGAATATCCTTGATGCGTTTGATTACCTCGGCGCGGCGAACATTTCTGTTCAGACGCAGTTTGGCCTGACCTATATCAAGGATTTCCTCGGCTATTCTACGCTGTTCCTGCTCCCTGCTCGTTTCATCGCCCGTGGTACGGTTATTGCAACTCCTGTTGAGAACATTGACCTGTACTACATTGATCCGGGTGACAGCGAGTTCGCGAGACTCGGTCTGCAGTACACCACCGATGGCGAGACCAATCTGATTGGATTCCACGCACAGGGCAACTACGGTACTGCTGTCGGCGAAAGCTTTGCTCTCATGGGCATGGCTCTGTGGGCGGAATACCTTGACGGCATTGCGAAGGTGACTTTTTAACAGGGGCCGCTAACAGCAATACGGCGCCACCCGAAAACGCCGTTGACCTTGACAATATGACGAAGGCTCAGCTTTTGAATTATGCGCAGGAAAACGGCGTTTCGGGTGTTAGCGGCTCTATGAAAAAAGCCGATATTCTTACTGCAATAAAGGAGGCATAAATGCTCACGGAAGTATGCGCAGAAATCAGAAACTACTTCTTAACCCACCGGGAAAATGACATCCACTCAGGCACTTTCACTATTTCCGGCGGATCGCTTGAGCTTGATTATCTCCTTGACGGTCAGTATTTCCGTATTGTCGGTTCTGTGCTTAATGACGGCGTGCATCAGTATCCGGCAACAGACCTTCATGATGAAACGTTCGAAGGCTCTGTTTGGGCGATGAGCGTTCCACGGTCTGTAGTGGAGCTTGCAGAAGAAATCGAAGGCTGGATTGAGTCAAATAATAAGGCTCTTTCCAGCCCGTACACGTCTGAGAGCTTTGCCGGGTATTCCTACAGCAAGGCGGCAGGACGGAACGGCACGGCAGGCTTTACGTGGCAGGATCAGTTCGCAACACGTCTGAATGCGTACAGGAGGTTGTCTGTGTTATGAGCTTATTGACAGAGGCTATGGACAATTGCGTTCTGCTGAACAAGCAGACAACTGCTGACGGGTATGGTGGATATATCACAACTTACGTTGACGGTGTGGAGTTTCTTGCGGCTGTGGCGTTTGACACGTCTATTGAGGCAAGGACGGCTGATAAGCAAGGCGTTACGAGCCTTTATACGGTTACGACTTCCAGAGCGATTACGCTTGAATATCACGATGTTTTCCGCAGGAAAAAAGACGGAAAGATATTCCGGGTAACGTCAGACGGAGACGATAAGTACACACCGCAAAGCGCAACGCTTGATATGCGAGTTGTGACAGCCGAAGAATGGAGCATCAATGGATAAGGCTCAGGTGTTAAATGAGTTTTGGTCGAGCTTTGGATGGCCTGCTTATGATGAGGGAACTGTCCCGAAGGATGCAGGCTATCCCCGGATAACCTACAGCGTTGCTACAGACAGCCTCGGACGACCGTTGGCTTTGTATGCGTCTTTGTGGGATTATGGCACATCTTGGGAACGGCTGAGCAAGAAGTCTTACGAGATAGCAAACGCGGTCGCAAATATGTACCCGTCCGCTATTGCTTTCGACGAAGGGCGGCTTTACATTACGCCGGGAACGCCGTTCGCACAAAGAATGACAGACGAAAACGATATGGTGCGCCGTATCTACATTAACATCACGGCGGAGTTTTTCTCCGCACATTAAAGGAGAGATTATGGCAAGATTTAATATTATTCCAGAGGATACCTTTGATGAACTGCAGACCGAGGCTGGTATCCTGTTAAAAACTTTTGACCCGGCGCAGCCCGCTGTGACTGATGCGAACATTATCTGTGCTACCACTGGCGGCATTCAGGTGAGTTGCACTCCGACCTATTCAGATTACGGCGAGGACATTGATAATGTTCCAAACAACATGAAGGAATTAAAACACCTTGATGGTTGGGACTGCAAGATCAGCACCACCTGTCTTGGGACGAAACCTGCAGTCATCAAAATGGCTCTTGGTGCGGCAGATATTGATGGAACGAACTCGTCAAAAATCGTCCCCCGGCGTGATCTTGCTCAGACCGACTTCGCGGATGTCTGGTGGGTTGGTGACAGAGCTGATGGCGGACTTGTTGCTGTGTGCCTGAAGAACGCGCTGTCTACTGGCGGTTTCAGCTTGCAGACTACGAAGAACGGCAAGGGACAGATCTCGCTTGAACTGACTGGTCATGTATCCATTGACGCACAGTCCGTCATGCCTATGGAATTCTATTCTATTGAGGGGTGAGTATGAAGCAGTTATCAGAGTTTAAGAATGAGGAAGGTGTTGTCGTAGTCGCAAAACTGCTTAATCCTATCTCCCGGATCGTCTTGAAAATGAAAGATGCCGGGAAGAAGCCGAAAGGCTCAGCGGTCGAGTTCCTGTCGCAGGTGCTGGCGGATAGCCCAAAAGACATTATTGAAATCTTTGCGATCCTCAGCGAAACTCCCGTTGACGAATATGAGTGCAACGCGGCATCGCTCTTGATGGACACAATCAAGCTGGCGGCAGACAAGGAGTTCATGGAGCTTTTTGGCTTACAGAGTCAGACCCCGACCTCATCTGGCTCTGCATCGGAGAATACCGAGGCCCATCAGGAATAAAGCCGTTACTAAGGTACGCTCAGGCTCGTTACAAACAATATGAACGGGACTGGGCGTATCGTGTTTATGTGACAGATGGGCTTAAGGTTTTGGGAGGTCTTAATATCCGCTATGCGGATTTGTTCAAGCCGGAGGAAAAGCGTACTGCTGAGGAAATTATCAGCGGAATCAGCGAGAGACTTAACAGGCTTGGAGGTGAATAAATGAATCTATTTGAATTGTTCGCAACAATAAGCCTTGATTCGTCCTCGTACGAGGCAGGGCTTGAAAATGCAGAAAAGAACGCAAATTCAGCCGGGTCAAAAATAGGCAAAGCGGTAGCTAACATTGCGAAAGCGTCTACTGTTGCCGTTGGAGCGGCGGCGGCAGGCGTTACGGCTATAACAAAGTCTGCTGTAGACAGTTACGCAGATTATGAACAGCTTGTCGGTGGTATTGAGACTCTTTTCGGGGATGCCGCAGGAAAAGTTATTGCTGATGCTGATGCGGCGTTCAAAACGGCAGGCGTTTCCGCAAATGATTACATGGAAACGTCTATCCAGTCTGCGGCGGCCCTGATTAACTCTTTGGGCGGAGATCAGGCAAAAGCGGCTGACTTAATGAATATGTCCATCACTGACATGGCGGATAACGTCAATAAGATGGGCACGTCAATGGAGGCCGTACAGAATGCGTATAGAGGCTTCTCCCGTGGAAACTTCACGATGCTGGACAACCTTGCGCTTGGTTTTGCCGGGACGAAGGAAGGCATGGAAGAACTGCTTGCAACTGCAAGAGACATCTCCGGCGTGGAGTATGATATTTCCAGCTATTCCGACATTGTTAAGGCGATAAATGTTGTGCAGACAAAGATGGGTATAACTGGCACAACGGCGAAAGAAGCGGCGGACACAATTTCCGGCAGTACAAACGCAATGAAATCCGCATGGCAGAACCTTGTTACTGGGCTGGCGAATAACGATGCGGATATGGATGGGCTTGTTGGCAGTCTTGTTTCCTCCATCGAAACAATGATTGGGAATATTGCTCCTGTTGTTGAACGAATATTAAAAAGCATCGGGCCTGCGATTCAGAAAGCTACTCCGATGCTTGTTAATACGTTCACTGGCTTAGCAAAAAGTGTACTGCCGAGCATTGTTGGGGTAGCCGGGGAATTGATTAAGTCATTATCACAGGCTTTTTCCGAGAATGCTGGCGCAATAGCAGAGGCAGGCGCAAACTTGCTGATTATGTTAGGGCAAGGGATTGTTGACAATCTGCCTATCTTAGTCAATACGGCACTAAGCATTCTAATGATGCTTGGGCAGAGCATTGTCGAAAATCTACCTGCTATAACGGAGACTCTTGCTGAGGCGATAAATCAGATCGCACTTATGTTGGCAAACCCCGAAATGATAAGTTCGTTATTGATTGCGGTGGTTACGATCATACAAACGTTGGGGACGAGCATAATCGAAAACATTCCGATGCTCCTTGAAACGGTTATGCAAGTGGTCACGAATATCACAAGCTATATGGCAGAGCAGTTGCCGCTGTTTGTGGATGCCGCATTGCAAATGATGATAACGCTTGCCAACGGGCTGATTGAGGCTCTGCCGCAAGTCCTTGCGCAGATACCCGTTATTATTGACAATATAACGACCACGATCCTGAATCTACTGCCGAAGATGGTTGAGACGGGCATCACGTTGTTAACATCTTTGGTGCAGGCGTTGCCTCAGATTATTATGATCATTGTTGAGGCGGTTCCGAAGATCATTGAAAGCATCACGAATACCATTACGACTCTTGTGCCTGCTCTTGTTGATGCAGGAATCATGCTGTTCACGGCTCTTGTGGACAATCTGCCGTTCATCATCGAAACGATTGTGAACTCACTGCCGCAGATCATTAACAGTATCGTAGACGCGTTTGAAAAATCCGGCCCAGTCATTGTGGACGCAGGCGTTAAGCTGTTCACTTCGCTCATAAACAATATGCCGAAAATCCTTCGGTCGCTGGCGAGCGGGCTGGCTACTATCATGCAGTCCATTTTTGAGGGCATTGGTAATGCGATCCCGACCATGCTACAGATGGGCGGACAGCTTATTTCCGGTTTGTGGCAGGGCATTTCAAACGTTGGCGACTGGCTCAGGGAAAAAATCTCTGGCTTCTTCGGTGGAGTGGTGCAGAACATCAAGAACTTCTTCGGCATCAAGTCTCCGTCAAAGGTCTTTGCCGGAATCGGTGAGATGCTTGACCGTGGCCTTGCAAAAGGCGTAGGAGATTATGCAAACTTGGCTGTCAGAGCGGCTGAGGACATGGCAGAGGATGTGTTTGCGGCTACGGATAGAGATTTTGACTTCACAGCTACAGCAAACGGAGGCGGAATCAACGGTAGTGGTAACAGAGGGCTTGTTATCAATGTCTATGGCTCTGAGGGGCAGGACGTGAACGAACTGGCGGAGATTGTGTCTCAGAAAATTGCGTTTGGATATGCGCAGGAACAGGCGGTGTTTGCATGATTAACTCATTTACTTATAATGGCAAGAACACAGAAGAGCTTGGGCTTTATGTCGGCGGACAAAGAACGTTTAATTCTCCCCGGCGAAATATCACAAAGGTTTCGATACCGGGTAGAAATGGCGATCTTGTCAAAGATAACGGGAAATTTGACAATGTTCCGGTACCATACAATATTGTTGCAATGCATGACTTCAGGGAGACTGCGCAAAACGTTAGAAATTGGCTTATGTCGGCAAAAGGATATAAGCGGCTTGAGGACACTTATCATCCTGATCATTTTCGGATGGCAAGAGTTGCGGACGCAATAGATTTTGAGACTGGCGCATTTAATTCAACTGGTAAGGCGCAGGTAATATTTGATTGCATGCCGCAGAAATTCCTAAAGTCTGGCGAGGCGGTTGTTTCTGGCGATCCTGTGGAAAGATCAGCCTCAGGGGAAATTGCTTCGTTTGAAACGGACTATGTTGTTCCTATGACCTCCGCAGAAGTCTCACTCTCCCCTCAGCAGGACTTGAACGGAT